AAGGCGCCGGAATGATGATGGCATTTGATGCGCCCGGCCTAATGGCCCCTGCCTTCATCCCGGATGCGTTTGTCTCACCGCAGAACATCGCCACGCTGCGCCTTGCCTCGGCCGGGTTTGTCTCGGCTGTAAGCGATACGCCTGCCACCACCTATTTTGAACCGCGCATCCTGGGGGATATTGAAATCGGCCAATCCGCCGCCGATGCGCTGGCCGTGGGTGGCCGTGTGGCCCTCGCGGTGTCTGAGGTAGCCTTAGCTGATGGTGATGGCTTCAGCGCCGATCTGGCGCGGTATGGCGTGGCAGATGGCCGCGCTGTGCGGGTGCTGTCGCTGCCCGTGGTGAATGCCCGCGCTACTGATTTCGGCACCACCCTTGCCGCCGCCGCCGTGCCTTTCACGGGCGTGCTGCGCGGCATAGACCGCACGGGGGAATTCGCCGCGCGTATGGCGCTTGGTGACATGACGGAACGCATGGCCACACCCCTGCAAGCGGTGCTGTATCAAGGCACAGGCGGGCAGGAAGGCGGGGCTGAACTGAAGGGCAGGCCTAAGCCTGTCACGCTCGGCCAAGTGTTCAATATTTTGCCGGTGTTCCTGGGGAATGTGGATCTGGGCGCGGGCAGTCTGCCAACCTATCAATCCCATTGGCGCGCCGTCGAAGGCCATGACGTGGTGCGTATCCGTGGTGTGTCGCAGGCTATCATCACGGCAGGCACACCAACCGTAGGGCAGGCGCGGGATTGGCCGGCGCTGGGCATGTTCCAGCTTGGCGGTGCGCCGGATGGCGACGTGACGGCCGATTTACGCGGCGATAACGTTCCGAACTATGCCAACACCACAGGCGGAGTACTGCGCCGCTTATTGCAAAGCCTTGGCGCGGGATACGTCGCCAGTGATTTTGACGATAACGCCTGGGGGTTTGCCGAGGTAGATTTGCCTGGCATTATCGGCTTTCACCAGACGGCTACCGTCACCAGCGCGCTTGCGGCGGCCGAAGAAATCTTGGCCGGGTCAGGCGCCATGCTGGCATCCGGGCGCGGCGGGCGTATTCGCTTGGCGGACCCGCTTGCGACAGACACCGCGCAATTTGATCTGCCTTCAGCCTGCATCCTGGCCTGTGAACCTTTGCCGCTGCCCGCCAATCTGCGCCCCTTGCCGCGCGCCGTGGCAGTGCGGTGGCAGCGTAATTATGCGCCGTTATCCAATATCGCGGGCGCGGTATCGGCGGCGGATCGGCAACGGTTGGGGCAGGAAGGCAGCTTCGCCCGGGCGGAAAGCAGCGTCATAACTTCCCGCGTGGCGCAGCAGCGCGAAATCGCCTTCCCGTCCGCGTATTGGACCGAAGCGGAAGCCCTGGCGCGTGCTGCCAAATGGCGCACGGTTTTGGAAGCTGGCCCGCGCATGGTGCGGGTGCTGACAGACCGGCTGCTGGGCCAGGTGGAAATTGGCCAGATTGGCCGCGTCACTTACCCGGCGTTTGGGCTTGATAACGGCTTTACCGGCGTAGTGGTTGGCTGGCGTGAAAACCTGACCGCGCGGCGCATTGAAATAACCTTGTGGGGGGCGGGCTGATGCCGGGCGCATTCCTGTATGACAATGTGGTGCAGGGCGCCACGCTGGCCAGCGCAGAAGCAAGCGTGGCCACTTTGCCATTGAGCAACCTTCAAGACGCGCAACCGCGCCGCCGCACGCGCTTGATGGGCAGCGCGGCAACCGTCACCGCTGACCTTGGCAGCAATAAATCGATTGATTGCGCCGCGCTGATTTCCACGACCCTTGGCGCTGGCGCCACGGTGCGGGCGCGTATCGGGACTGAAGCCGCGCTGGTGGAAGCCGTGCCGATTGTGGATTTTGACTTCATGACGGGCGTGTTGGACCCGCGCTTGACTGTATCGCGCAGCAGCGCAGCGTGGAATTTCAATTCAAGCGGCAATTTGGTGCAGGCAGCCAATAACACGGCGCGATTTGATCATGACCCGGTAACGCTTGAACCGCGCGGCTATCTGCTGGAACCCACCCGAATCAATGCCGCGCTTTATTCCCGCGATTTCACCAATGCCGCATGGGTAAAAACCAATATCACGGCGGCGCTTGATGTGGTGGGGCTTGATGGCGCGGCTAATACCGCGTCCAGCTTGACTGCCACGGCGGCAAACGCAACCGTGTTGCAAACCATCACCGCCGCCAGCGCCGCGCGCGTGACTTCCTTTTATGTGCGGCGCATCACCGGCACCGGCACGGTGGAAATCACGCAAGACAATGGCGCGACATGGACCGCCATTTCAATCACCGGCACTTGGCAGCGCTTCGCCACTGCCGTGGCAACCATCACCAATCCGGTGATTGGCCTGCGCCTTGGCACTGATGGCGATGTGGTGGCCGTGGACGTGGCCCAATGCGAAATCGGGTCTTTTGCAACCAGCCCCATTTTGACTACGGCGACTGCGGTTACGCGAGCTTTTGAGACGTTCTCAATGCCGTATGCGGTGCCAAGTAATTTTAGTATGTATTATGAGTCCCAGCATATGGCAGCGGCTTTGACAGGAACGCTTAGCCGAATTGGCGTAGATTCGGGCTCAACTGCAAATTATTTTTATTCGCGAGTGGCTGGCGTCACTACGTCAAATATTATTGATATATTGGCCGCATCAAATTCTGTAGTTATTGCAGACTTATCAAATCAACAATTGGTACTCTCGTCAATTGTTCGGCAGGCTGCAGCGTATGCGCCCAATGATTTAACAAATACCGTTAATGGGAGCGCTATTTCTGTTGATACGTCTGGTGTATTGCCAGCACTAACGCGCATATCGATGATTGGACAAGGTGAAGCCATCACCTACATGCGCCGCTTCAAACTGTATGACAGCCGCCTAAGCAATGCTCAATTGGTCGCGTTATCCGGCACGGGTTCATCGCTGGTGGCCGCCGAAGTCACGGGCGACACCGGCACCATCGCAGCCGAAGCAGAGGACGCCAACCAGGGCAACGTCATCCTGACCCTTCCCGCGCCAGCCTTGGGCCGGTTCCTGCGCATCGACATCGACAACCCGGCGGCGGCTTACACAGACGTCGGCGTGCTGGCGGCGGGGGCGTTGTGGCGAACCATTCGCAGCATCGCTTACGGCATCGAGGAAGGGCGCCTTATGCTCGACCGGCGCGACCGAAACCCCTTCACCGGGGCTGAATTCCCCGTGCCAGCCATCGCCAATCCACGCTATGCACGCTTCACCTTGCCGGTGCTGTCAGACGCCGAAGTCAAAGCCTCTCACCGCGAATTGGTGCGCTTGCTTGGCGCGGCTGGCGACGGGCTTGTCATCCCTGACATTGCGGATGGCTTGGCCGAACGCAACCGCCGCGCCTTGTGGGGCGCGTTGAACGAGCCGGGCGGAAATTCCGGCACGGTCATGGTTGCTTACAATATCAATGAGCGCAGCTTTCTTGTCACGGAGCGTATATAATGCACGACGCATTGCGCGAAAAACTGCTGCACGCTCATGCGGCAGTGAAGGAACACGGCGCGATAAACGTCGCGTCCAAAGCAACCGGCATCCCTTACACCACGATTCGGAAATACTACACGCAAGCAATGACCGAGCTTGCCTTGCCGGATGTGCGGCACCATCCGAAAAGCCTTGCCCATACGCCGGTTGTGGAGGCCGCACAGACCGCCCGAAGCGAACTGGCAATCAATCTACCGCCGATCCAAAACGGCACCGCGCTTGCCTTTTCTGACTGCCATTGGACAAGCTTGATACAGCCCCGAAGTCTCGCACATGAAGCGCTGCTTATCTTAGCCCGGCACCTCAAGCCGGGTTTTTTATTTTGTGTGGGTGATGCTTTGGACATGGGCAGCACCTCGCGCCATTTGCCGCTCATGTGGTCGGACGTATCAAAGCCCAAGGTGAAGGACGAACTCGCCGCCGGGCAGACGCATTTACGCGATTTGCGCGAGGCGGCGGGCGATCCTGAATGCTATTGGATACGCGGCAATCACGATGACAGGTTCGACAAATATTTGTCGGCCCATGCGGCGGCGTTTGAAGGTATGGGCGCCTTCACGCTTGCCGATTGGTTCCAAGAATGGCGGATGTGCTGGCGCTTAGACGTTGGCGATAATGTCTCATTCGTGCATCGGTTCCATAACGGCGTTCATGCTGGCTACAACAATGCCATGAAGTCCGCCCGCACGGTTATCAGCGGCGACACACACGCGCTTGAAGTCAAGCCCTGGAACAATTGGACGCGGCGGCTTTGGGGCGTTCAGTGCGGCATGATTGGCGATCCCGCTTGGCCTTGTTTCAATTATCGGCTGGCGCAGCCTGGCCAGCAGCAGCCGGGATTTGTTGTCCTGACATGGAAAGACGGCGAGTTGATGACGCCGGAGCCATGCGAAGTGGTGAACGGCGCAGCATGGTTCCGTGGTGAGCCGGTGGCCGGTCGCGTGCGGGTGAAGGCCGGAAGGGCCGCGGCATGAGTAAGCTTATTGGTTTTTACAGCCCTTCGGCTGGTTCCGGTAAATCCACCCTGGCGCACGCCATCACGGGGCACGGTTATGTGGTGGAACGTTTTGCGGCACCAATGAAAGAGATGCTCCGCACGCTGCTTCTGCACGCGGGCGCCGATCCAGAAGAAGCCGCAGCCATGATTGACGGCAACCTTAAGGAAGCACCGTCAGCGTTTTTGGCGGGCCATTCGCCGCGTCATGCGCTTCGCACGCTTGGCACAGAATGGGGGCGTGGACACATGAGCGAGACCCTTTGGGTTAATGCTGCATTGACGCGCGCTGGGGTGCTTTTGGCGCAAGGCCGAAAGGTTGTCTTTGATGATATGCGTTTCCCTAATGAGGCAGAGGCCATCCGCCAACGTGGTGGCCTACTGATTAAAATCGTTCGCCCTGGCCTGGCGCCGCAACGCGGGCAACACGCCAGCGAAGGCAGCCTTGATGATTGGCATTTTGACGCGGTGATTGAAAACACTTCGGCGTCCGCAATCGCTTGGGCAATGGACGGCAGCGCAGCAGTAGCCCGCGCTGGTGGATGAACCTTTGAGCAATTCTTAGAAGTTGGAGGCGCCATGTCTGCAAGCCGAAAGCCGCCCGAGAATAATCCTTTCGCCGCCGCGCTGCGCTTCCATGTCGAGGAGGCGATAGCCAATGGCGCGCGCGTGGCCATGCTGATTTGGGAAGGCGACAGAGGGATTGAGGTCGCCACGGTGCCGCAGAGTAAGGCGCTCGCGGTTGGGCTGATTTCCTGCGCTGACGATGCGCTGTTCCCCGACGTTGAAACCGATAGCGAGGAGGATTGACCCGTGATCCCGATTGTCACCGCCCTGCTGCCCGCGCTGGGCACGCTAATTGATAGGCTGATCCCTGACCGCGCGGCGGCTGAGAAAGCCAAGGCCGAAATGGAGCAGCAGCTTGTGAGCGCGGCCAATCAAGCCGCGCTGGCGCAAGTGGAAGTCAACAAAATTGAGGCCGCGCATTCCAGCGTATTCGTGGCCGGTTGGCGCCCAAGCATCGGTTGGGTATGCGCCGCCGGTCTGGCCTGGGCATTCGTGCTGGCGCCGATTGCGTCATGGGCGCTGGTGGTGCTGGGCATCAAGGCGGAATTGCCGGCCATTCACACGGACTATCTGCTTGAACTGGTGCTGGCCATGCTGGGCATCGGCGGCTTGCGGACGTTTGAGAAATTGCGCGGGGTGGCCCGATGATCTCCGCTCGGTGCGAATTGCGCCTGGCAGGCGTGCATCCTGACTTGGTGCGGGTGGTGCGGCGCGCGGCTGAAGGCGGGGCGCTGTTTCGGGTGGTGGAAGGGCTGCGCTCACAAGAGCGTCAGCGCGACCTAGTGGCGTCTGGCGCGTCACAGACAATGGTCAGCCGGCATCTGACCGGGCACGCGGTGGACCTAGCCCCGGTGGTGGACGGCGCTGTGTCTTGGGATTGGAAACACTTCTACCCATTGGCCGACGCCATTGCGGACGCGGCCCGGAAGGAAGGCGTGCCGCTCATCTGGGGCGGCGCCTGGGGGCGGTCCGTGCAGGATTGGCCGAAGGGCGGCGCCAAGGCGGCGCAGGATGCCTATGCGGCGGAACGGCGCGCGGCGGGGCGCAAACCTTTCCTTGACGGACCGCACTTCGAGTTGCCGGCGGCGGTCTATCCGGCATAATCTCGGCAAGCCTTGCGGGTGAGCGGCATAAATATCTGAAAAAGCGCGATAAAATGCGCGTATCCCCGGCACTCATAATGCCGGGGTCAGCGGTTCAAGTCCGCTCGCCGCTACCAAAAAATCCCCTGAAATACTAAGGAATTTCTAAAACCGGCCAAAACCCCCAGGGGCGATTTGCGCCCGTTTTTGCCCGGTTTTTGCCTGTTTTGCCCATCTCAATCCGGCAAAATCTCGGCAGTGATTCGGCGCTCACGCCAGCCGGGCAATCGCTTCCCGGCGGTGATCCGCCCGGATGGTGGCATAGCGCTGCACCATGGCCAGCGATTGCCAGCCGCCCAATTCCATCAGCGTCACCAGATCCACCCCGGCAAGCACCATGCGCGCCGCCCAATCATGGCGCCAATCATGCACCCGGAAGCCCGTCACGCCAGCCTTCCGGCATGCGGTGCGGTGCGCTGCTGCCAGGGGATTGCCGCCTATGTCGCGGGTGTCGGCGTAGGGCTCGCCTCGTGCGGACAGGAACACCGGCCCGGCCTGGGGCTGCCCGGCGGCGTGCCACAACCCCAGCAGCATCAGCCGCACGCGCTGGTGCATCGGCACCGCCCGCGCCCGGCCTGCCTTGGCGCGCTGCGCCGGGATGCGCAGGCTTTCCGTGCGCCAATCCACATCACGCCAATCCAGCCGCAGGGCTTCCCGCGTGCGCATCCCTTGATAGGCCAGCACCAGCACCACGGCGCCCGCGTGGGGGCTATACGCGCGCAGCAGGGCCGCGCGTTCTGTGTCGGTCAGGTGTGCCAGCATTTCCCGCTTGCGGTGCCTGACGGCGGGCAGGGCGGGCGCATCAGCGCCAATTCCGGCGCAGGCGGTGCGAATGGCGGCGGTCAGCAGCGCGCGGTAGCGGGTGGCAGTGGCCGGGCTATGGTCGGGGTTCTCGGCTTGCCAGGCGGCCCAGGCGGCCGGCGCATCGGCTAGGGTATAGTCGCCAATAGCGTCATTCACGCGGCCCAATTTTTGGGCGTCTTGCCGGGCTACACCGCCCGGACGTGTCAGATAGGCTTCAATCGCCGCCGCTATGGCGAGGCCGCGCGCCCGCCCGGTAGGGCCTGCAAGCGCGGTTTGTCTGATCCGGGCTTCTTCGGCGGCTGCGACAGCTTCCGCGTCAATTCGCGCACGCGATCCTGTGCTGAACTCGGGGACCGCATGGCTTTCCCGCCCAACCCGGACGGTGCCCGAGGCATACCAGACGGAGCCGCGCTTGCGGAGGTGCATCGCCATTGTAGGGCCTGGATAACGCGTTGCAGTTGCTGTTCGGTAAATAGAATGGTGCGGCCCCGGCGGGTGACATGCAAGCCGGGGTCTTTCACCATCGCGTCATTGAGGCGGGCGCGGGCGGTCTTGGGGGCGCATTGGAGGAGGGCGGCTAGGTCGGCTAGGGTGCGGAGGCGGTCAGTCATCAAAACCCCTCCCGCTTTCAAGGCGGATAAAAAGAGCGAAGCAGAGGTAAGCGATAAGACCGCTCCACCAATCGGGCGTAATGCCCATCATTTTCAGGGCGGTGATGAATGCAGTCGCCTGCATCGTCCCCGCAATAAGTGATTGCCATATCGTGAGGTTTTTCATCCCATTGCCGCCCTTGCCCGTAGCGCGGCGGCGCATAGGGCTAGTGCATCGGTGGCGCCGCGCCCGTATATGTGTTGCGCCCATTCTTTCAAGTCACCGGGAACACGATAGACCGTCATGCTCTCTGGATTTTTACGCAGCCATTCGTGCCCCTCCGGCACCAGCGTAACCGCCGCGTCTAGGCTGGCGGTGAATGGCAAATTTTCAAGCCATTCAAAGTCCCCCCATCCAGAAGGCCCGAACACTCGATAAGACCAGCCGTAACGTGACCGAGTTATATTTCCGGCTGCGGCTGGTAGAAGGACGCGCGAAATATCCCGATCCAACTCCTTATCCGGCCCGGCTGCCTGTTCGCAGCGTTCCGCTAGGGCTAGGAGGGTGGTGCGGTCAGTCATTGGGCTGATCCTTCGCGGCGGCAAGCACGGCTTCAAAAACGGTTTCTCGGACGGCGACGCTATTTGAAGCTAAGTGTCCGACTTCATAGCCAACACCCATCAGGCTACGCGCGATTTCCACCTTGCCGGTCTTGGCCCATTCTTCAATTATCTCTAACGCTTGCAGCGCCATTTCGCCATGCGCAGCGCGGATGGGGTCAGTCATCGGCCGTATCCTGCGAGGCAATAAAACACATACAGCCAGGACAAGACGCCATGCGCGAGAGCCCAGCCGATGTGTTCATTGGTGTGGTAGCTTATAGAAATTGCTAGGGCGGAGCCAAAAAAGCCAATGGTAGATGTGACGTGATCGCGCGCGGCGCGGATGGGGTCACTCATCGCCTTCCCCTTTCAGCGCGCGGATGGCGGCGGCGCACTGAGCAAAGCCGCCTAGTTGGTCACAGATTTCCGCCATCTGTTCCGCTTCTTCCGTGGTGATGGTCATCTCAGCGCCCCCACTGCAAGGGCTACACAAAGCACCCATACACACCAAAGCGCTTTGCAGGTTATCTTCATGGCCCGCTCCAGCCGCAGGATGGCCGTGCGCTGCGCTGA